TTTTTTATATATTTTTAAAAATATAATTTTATACTAAAAATTAATTTATGCTAGGCGTTTTTTAAGTCTTCCACCAGAACCACCGCCACCACTTCTTCCGTAGCCCATAGCACCTAATACATCAGCACCCATTTTAGCATATTTATTATCTACATTTTCGAGTAGAGCTTTAGCAACTGGAAGAGCTTTAGGAAGCACTTTTCCTGCTACTGATTTAATGGTATCTAAAAAGCCACCACCAACCATTCTTTTAACATCAGCGCCGGAGTAGGCTTCTTTTTGAGAAGCGTCAAGCACAGTTTGTTTGTCAAGAACGGCTGTGAAAATGCTGGTACTACCCCTCTCCGTGACCATAACACCGCTGTTGAGGGTGATTAGAACAAGTTCATATTTAGTGCCAGCAGGGAGACCGGTATTTTGTATTACTTGTAGTTCAATTTGTAAGTTAAAGTTGCCAATTGACGATGGTGCGTACCAATCCTCCGTTATTTGAATAGCTTCAGCCATATTTAACATCAACATAGAACCAGAAGTTTTTACTTGAGAACCAGAGCCACCAGCGGGGTCATTTCTCCAAGCATAACCATAGAATTCAGCCCAGCTTTGATTTGAGCCTGCCTTTCTTGAAGCTCTGTAGAGGTCATATGGGCTACTATTTGATAAGAGACCAGATTGATTATTCCAATTTATTTTTATACCTCTAATAGGTAAGAAATAATCAGGGAAACTAGAAGTTTGAGATGCTAATTGAGGTCTAACAAAAATCATCAATTTGTCAGGGATTTGATTGAGCTGTAGCGTATTGGAAGTAAGAGTATTTAAACCAACTGTATCAATTGTATAAGTAGAAATATAGCGAGGAACTTCATAGTAAGGTACAACGTTGCGGGCACTCATAAGGTCACTGGCATGTGGGGTCAAAAATGTGAAGATTAATTCAGATTCTACAATTTCAGAAATTACTGCACTAGTAATATTACCTGAGGAACTTCTCCAAAGTCTGTTAGCATTAGATGCTAAATTAAAAGTAAAGTTTAAATTTGTCACCCCGTAGATAGCCTGTGCATTGGATTTAGGATCAGCAAATAACCAAGGAGAGCACATTATAGGTTCAGCAGTTTCAAATTCAAGTTCAACAATTTTAGCTTGAGGGGCACCAGTTGCGTTAATAGTATTGCCTGTAATTTTGGCAGGGTCAATCCAGAAAGCACCGCGGGGTTGAAGGTCATTATCAGCTACATTTACATAAGAACCAAGAGGGTTGTTATTAGCTAATACAGCATCAGCATAAGATTGATAAGTATCAAAAGCGGTAGGAGTTGTGCCGTTAAAAGCAAATAATTCTCTTTGGTCATTAGAACGAAGAAGGGCATTAATTACATCTTGCATGTTAATATTGACTGTGTTGTTGTTAATGGTTGATTGAACAGTTGAAAAAGCTTGAGAGCAAGGGAATGGAGCAAGGGCATCAGTAGAACCAATATTTACCAAATAGCCACCAGCTGGGGCATTACCAGATAAAGTAATTTTCCATCTATTTTTTATGAGTACACGCCTATCAATGAGGGTTTGTTCTGATGGTACTTGGACGTTGAAAACTAATTGAGATGTAGATTTGGCGATTGCTGGGAATCTTGAAACAGTATTATTTTGAGCACCTTTAATAACAGCATAAGCTATTTCATCAGTGACCATTAATCTATCATCTAGAACTTTAACAGTTTTGAAATCTTGAGACATATATATATATAGCCTACAAAAAAAATTTAATGAAAAGTATATATTTTATAAATATTTTTTAGAAATATTTATAATTTTTATATTTTAAAGATTTTTCTTATATTTTAAAATTTTGTCATATTAAAGTCTTTTCTTCTAAATAATATTTTTATATTAGCATTACAACCTGAGTTTAAATAAAATGGATGAAGATTAGCAAATGCATCTTTCCAAAAAACTTGTATGCTTATATTATTTAATGGTGTATTACCTAATAAATCAACCATTCTATATTCAGCAGTTGGATTGTAATATACATTTGGTTTATATTCCCAACCTTCTGTTAATGGTACTTCAAAATCTGTTAGAGTATTACTAATATTTGCGTTATTTCCTCCTTGAGTTAATTCAGCAACTTCAGAATTTATTACTAATGGTGCACTTACTTGAGAAGCATTTACAGGAATTGTACCAGTTGTAAATACTAAAGCATTAACAGGATTCCAAAGTGATGCAGTTGGATAATCTTGATACATTTGTAAAGCTGTATAAGTTGGTAAAATAATGTTATTTGTTCCGTTTGTATCTTCAACAAAAAGTAAATAGTTTTTACCATTAGTTATATTTGAGAAACCTTTATAATCTGCTTGGAAAGAACTAAATAATGTAAATAATGGAGTATTAAAATATATATTGATTGGATGTGCTAATGATTGATTAAAACCAGCAATATCAGCATTTAAAATCGCTACATTATTAAATGTATCCCATTCCATAAATGGAGGATTTAGAGAAGGTAAAGGGGCGCCTGTTGCACCTAATACAAGAGTATTTAAATCATTTAAACATGTTGAAAAAGTTGTATTTATTAATTTGATCCAATATTGAAAATTGTAAATATAATAATATTCTGATTCATTTCCAAAATCTTGTTTAAATAATGGGGCTTGTGGTGTTGGTGCTACTGTATTTTGAGGAACATAATTTACAAAAATTTGTTTTTCATAAGTAATACCATCAACAGGAGAATTATAGGTTAAAGTAATAGAATAAACTAATTTATTTGGATCTATTTGACCTATTTGAACTTGAGGAATCATTAAAGGTAAAGAAGGAGTTTCTAAAGAGAAGCGGGCAATAGTAAAAAAATATTCAGATGGATTTTGTATAATAGGGTTGCTTCTGATTTCATTAAATATTAATTTAACCGGTGCTTTATCTCCGATAGTATCGTTATTCACAATATTAATATCAAGATATTGATGAATAGGTTGAGTACTGTTTAAATTTCCTAGATAAGACATATATATAATATATAATAGATAAAAAAGATTTATAATTTTTATATTTTATTATTAATCTATATTTTTAGATGTTTCAAATAAGATTTTTAATTGTAAATAAATAATTTATTTATGATTTTTACTAGATTTTTTTATGTTAATTACAGGATTTTTACAAATAAATATGTTTTAGATGTTTATTAGATTTTTATTTGTAAAAAATAAGTAATAATACCGGTATTATTACTATTTTATTAATATTAAATATCTTGTAAATATCTTTTTCATTATTATTATTAAAAATCTAGTAAATATCTTTATTTTATCTGTAAAAAAGCGAGTGGATTTCGCCATTTTACAAATAATACTATATATGTATTTCCATCTATTAATTTAAATGAAACAAATACGCCATTTTGTTAATTTTTACAGATAAATATCTTAATGTAGGGTTATGTATAGTTATGTATAGATAAAACCACATTTTTCCTAATATAGCAAAAAACTGTCTTATATACGAAAATTATATTTTATCTATACATAACTATACATAACCCTACATTATTATCTTATTTAATATAATGAATAAAATAATTAATCAATTAAATAGAAAGATAATTGAAAGACATGCAAATAAGACAATATATATAAAACCAAATATAAATAAATTATATTTAGAAATGAAAGATGATCCAAAATATAATAATAAATTATGGAAACCTATGACAGATGAAGAAACAGAAGCATATTTATATAAGTTTAGAAATTTATATAAATTAAATGATGCTAGCGGGCGGGGTTGTTAGTTAAATTCAAATTATATTTAGCTATTACATTATCAAAAGAATTAGTATAATCAATCATATTATCTATTTCACTATTTATTAAAATTTTAAGTTTTATTATTTCTTTACCTTGTTCTAATATTTTTTTTGATAATTTTTTGGTTTCTTCTTCAGATAAATTTAAACTATATTTTAGATTCATTATTTCTTGTTCTAATTTAAATATTTTAAAATTAGTTTCATCTTCATCATTTTTTACCCAGAAATATTTTTTTTTACATTGAGGGCACTTTTTACATAATTGAATACAACTTTCACATAATTGTAAAGAACAACAACCAGCATGTATTAGTTTAAATTTGGGGAAATCTTGATAACAAATATTACAATTCATATATTAATATATTAGATATTTAAATTTAAATATCTATTTTTCAATATTAACTGTTTCAGGAATTTCTACTTTTTTTAATTTTTCGATAGGTATATAATAATATGGTCTAGGTTTATCATTATAATCGAATCTTTTATGCCTACAGAATTCTTTGCATTCAAATTTACTAAATTTCTTTTCGCTATATCTAATATAATATAAACCATCAGTAAAATTAAATAAGAAAATAATATTATCAGTAAAAATTTTTGCCTTTTCTATAAGAGTAGTAGGATAATCAGAATATTTATTATTTCTACTTTTTAGTTCATAATAATAATCATCATCTTTATAATCATATTTTTCATATCTATAAGATGACTTAATAATATTTTCATTAAATCTTTTTTTGATAAGGTTTAATACTTCGTCTTCTTTTTCTTTTCCAAAAAGATAGTCTTTTTTATAAGAACTCATTTTAATTTATATAAATTAATTTAGATTAAAAAAATTAAAAATCTAAATTAATTTTTTTATATATTTTTTATAAATTAT